TGTGACCCTGTACATTTGGAACCCAGTTGCCTTATTGAAAAACCCACGTAGCGTGGGAGGCAGCACATTCCCACCAGACGAGGGGTTATTGAATACACCAGACACCAAAATAACTGAAGTTAGGCCCAAAGGGCACAGAATACCAGAGTAATTGGTGGTGCCATTGCTGGCAGTGGTGACATTCAACCCGGTGGTGGCGGGAGATGAGGAGGGCGTATTGGGCTGCAAGGCGTCACGACACCCGCGAAATACGTGTGAGGTCCTGGAGACCTGTTTAGATTTGTTGTTAGGCATAGTTATAGTTGTGTGTATTGGATCCCACCACAACAATGGGACTGTACATCACTAGGAACCGTTGGGCAGTACCCAGCCGGCCGCGCCGTGCAGTCTCTCGGCATTTTGTTTAGCACGGAAATATTAAGGAACTTTGAATCCCACCGTTTTGGGCGATTATCCTAGCAACCCAATGGTGCATTTATCGTCTACCCAGGACGGACTGTTAAGCGTGTCAACGCAACTAAATACAAGAAACGAAGGTCAAACTCTCCGCAGAGAGAGGTTGATCACCGAAAAGGAGCGTCACGTCGGAATATTGGCGTTCAGCAGCCAATTGCTCGGCTGGGGTTACCCCAAAAGCTAACCAGAAGGAATATCTGGTTCGCTCAGCGATATCACAATACTCACGTCGCATGCCCCGCGAAAGGTGCTCGAGACCCCCTCCAGGGCCATGGCTAAAGCGTCTAGCATCTCCAGCGCTGCGCCTATAGCACTGGTAGAACTCCTGCAAGACAGGAATGCCGCCAGCTAAACTAAGACCACACTCGCCAACAGATGCCATCCACCTCCTCCATTGTCTTTCACTCTCGAACTTCTGCAAGCTGATCGTATCCTTAGGCATGCAAGTCTGTGGCTTCCGAACCATAATGTAGCCCTGAGGGGTCCATATGGGTGAGCCCTGACAGAAGTCAATATGCTCCAATTCGTAAACAGCCTTTTCAGCTATCATGGTAAAGCCCTTATCAAGAAAATATTTCTCAATGGTGCATTCAACCACGTGCTGATTAGAGCGCTCCGTAATTAGGACACAATCATCACCGTCATTCA